ACTTGGGCCAACATTAGGTCGTTTCCAAACTGAATTTTTAAATCCATTAATTGAAAGAGTATTTGGAATTATGTTTAGAGCAGGTGCTTTATTACCTGCACCAGATGTTATTCAAGATACTACAATTGATGTAGAATATGTTGGGCCATTAGCTAGATCACAAAGAATGGAAGAAGCAGTTGCTATTGAAAGATTATATACTTTAGCAATGAATATTGCACAAGTTGATCCTGCTATTATGGATAATATAGATCACGATAACGCAATTAGAATGAGAGCAAAATTATTAGGTGTACCTAAAACTGTTTTAAGAGGTAAAGACCAAGTTGATGAAATGAGAGCCGCACAAGCAGAAGCACAACAACAAGCTGCAATGGCACAACAAGCACAACAAGAAGCGCAAGTAGCTAATACACAAGCTGACGCAACTAAAAAATTATCAGACCCTAATGTACAATCCGCTATGGGAGATATGGCAGATGATATGGGTATGTCTGATATGATGGGATAATATGGCAGATCAAGATACTGATCTAAAAAAATTAAAACAACAATACAAGATTACATTTTCATCTAAAGAAGGTGAAAAAGTATTAGCAGATTTAACGTCTGCTTATTATCATAGAGGTTCATTTAAAGAGAACCCATATGAAACAGCATACCGTGAAGGACAAAGATCGGTATTAATCAGAATAATCAATCTAATAAAGGAGAATAAAAATGTCTGATGAACAAACGACCACTAATGATAATCCAGTAGAAACTCAAATAACTGATGCAGTACAAAACACAGTTAATACAGTTCTTGGATCAGAAAGTGATAATCAAAATGATTGGAGATCAACACTTTCAGAAGATTTAAAAAACGATCCAACTTTATCAAACTTTAAAGATGTAGAAAGTCTTGCTAAAACTGTAGTACATCAACAAAAGTTATTAGGTAGTAAAATACCATTACCTAAAACAGATGAAGAACGTAATGAACTTTATACTAAATTAGGCAGACCAGAAACTGCAGATAAATATGAAGTTACTATTCCAAATGATATGGAACATTTTATGCCTAAAGAAGATATTTCACAATTTAAAAATGTTGCTCATAAAATTGGATTAAATAATGAACAAGTAAATGCATTAATGGAATTTCAAGTTAGTGCAACTAAAAATGCTATGGATAATCAAGGTAATGTTCTTAATCAAGAAAAAGAACAATCAACAGAAGCCCTTAAAAAAGAATGGGGTTATGAATATGATAAAAATGTTAGAGCAGCACAAAGAGCATTAAATGTTTATGGTGATAATGAATTACAAAAACTTTTATCTGAAACATCTGCTGGTAATAATCCTGCTGTAATAAAATTTTTAGCAACTATTGGTAAAGAAGTAACAGAAGATATGGCTCAAAATACTACTAATAATAGATTAGCTACATCTCCGTTAGATGCTAAAGAAGAAATTAATAATGTTATGGCTGATCCAAAACACGCTTATTTTGATCCATCACACCCTAATCATAATATTGCTGTAGAAAAAATGCGACAATTACATGAAAAAGTGTATGGTAAATAAGTCACAACTGTGATATTATTACAACAATATATTTGCCCGTAAGGACAACAAATGTATAAGTCATGTTGACTATAAAACCGTAGTGATTGTAGCGTTATTACAATAAGGTTTCCCAGTAATGGACAAAGACCGATTAATTGGAATATGGTTTAATACATTTGTATTATACTCTCTATTCTTAACTTTTAAATAAGGACTAAATAATATGAGTACACAAATAACAGAAGCTTTTGTAGAACAATACAAAAGTAATGTGTTCCATCTTGCACAACAAAAAGGTTCAAGGTTAAGAGGTGCGGTTAAATCTGAAACGGTAACTGGTACATCTCACTACTTTGAAAGAATTGGTGCAACTGCGGCACAATTAAGACAAGGAGGCAGACATTCTAGCACTCCTCAAATCAACACACCGCATAGTAGAAGAAAAGTAACACTTGCTGATTACGATTGGGCAGATTTAATTGACCAAGAAGATAAAGTAAGAATGTTAATTTCACCTACATCTGAATATGCAAAAGCTGGTGCTTATGCTATGGGTAGAGCAATGGATGACGCAATTATTGCGGCTGCTTCTGGCAATGCATTTACTGGAGTAGCTGGTGCTACTTCTAGTGCATTACCTGCTGGTCAAAAAATTGCAGTAGGTACTACTTCTCTAACAGTTGCAAAACTTATTGCTGCTAAAGAGATTATAGATGCTGCTGACGTTGATCCAGATGAAACTAAATACTTGGTTTGTTCAGCTAAAGAGATTACTTCTCTATTAGGTGATGACAAAGTAACTTCTGCTGATTACAATTCAGTAAAAGCACTTGTTGCAGGCCAAATTGATAGTTTCATGGGCTTTAACTTTATCAGAACTGAAAGAATTGCGGCTGCTGGTGGAGATAATCTAGCACTTGCGTTCACTCAATCAGCTTTAGGTCTTGCTATGGGTAAAGATATTAGTACAAGAATATCTGAAAGAGATGACAAGAACTACGCAACTCAAGTATTCCTATCTATGACGATTGGTGCTACTAGAGTTGAAGATGAAAAAGTTGTAGAAATCGCTTGTAACGTATAATATACTTATACTTACAATTTTTTACAAAGTGGGGCGTTGCAATACACGCCCCATATAATATTTAAAAGGATTTATGGCTACAGAAGTTTCAATTTGTTCAAACGCATTAAGAAGATTAGGAGATGATCCTATTACTTCACTTACAGATGATACTGAAAGAGCAAGACTTTGTAATTCATTTTATCCAGATGCAAGAGATGCAGTTTTAAGACTACACACTTGGAATTTTGCAGTTACAAGAGCATCATTAGCACAATTAGCAGCAGCACCCGCTTATGGGTTTGCATATCAATATTCACTTCCTTCTGATTGTTTAAGAGTATTACAAATGGAAGAACCTCATTTTATTTTTAAAGTAGAAAACGTAGCTACTCACGGTAGAGTATTATTAACAGATGAAGGCACAGCAAATGTTATGTATGTTGCAAGAATTACTAATACTACTTTATATGACAGTATGTTTGTTGACACACTTACTGCAAAATTAGCTACAGATTTATCTTATCCAGTAACAAATTCTGTACAATTACAAACTCAAATGCAGAAACTCTATGAATATAAACTTTCGGAAGCCCGTAGTGTGGATGGACAAGAAGGATTTATTGATGATCTTGTTTCTGATACATTTACAACTTTCCGAAGATAATGGCTAGAGTACATCCTTTTCAAACTAACTTTACTGCTGGTGAATTAACACCAAAACTTGCAGGCCAAATTGATTTTAAAAAATACAATAATGGCGTTGAGATAATGGAAAATATGACAGTATTTCCACAAGGCGGTGCATCAAGAAGATATGGTACTAGATATGTAGCACCAGTTAAGGATAGTTCTAAAGTAACAAGATTAATTCCTTTTGAATTTAATGTTGAGCAATCATATGTATTAGAATTTGGACATCAATATATTAGATTTTATAAAGATGATGGTCAAATAGTTTCTGGTGGTTCTCCATATGAAATATCTACAAATATTACAGAAGATAAATTATTTGAAATACAATTTACACAATCAGCAGACGTTATGTATATTGTACATGAAAGTTTACCTGTACAAAAATTATCAAGATTAGGTCATACTAATTGGACATTATCAACAGTACAATTTGAAAATGGCCCGTTTTTAGATAAAAATACAGGATCAATAACTTTTACTTCATCTCAACATACTGTTGGAACAGGAAGAACTTTAACTGCATCTGGTTCTGGTTTTGGTAAAAATAATAATGGTTTTCATTCAACTGATGTTGGAAGAAGTATTTTAATGAAAGATGGTGATGGTGTTATTACAGGATATACTTCTGCAACAGTTGTTACTTGGGAAGTAAAAAAAGATTTAGGTGCATCAACAGCTACAACAGAATGGGCATTAGGTGCTTGGTCTGAACACACAGGATATCCTAAAACAGTTTCATTTTTTGAACAAAGATTAGTATTTGGTGGTAGTACATATTATCCACAAACTATATGGGCATCTGAAAGTGGTTTTTATGAAAAATTTGATACAGGTGCAGGTGATCCTGCAGATGCATTTATTTATACTATTGCCGCTAACAAAGTAAACACTATAAGATGGTTAGCACCCGCTAGAGATTTAATTGTAGGTACTGCTGGTGGTGAATTTAAAGTTGGAAAGCCTGCTGGTGAGCCTCTACAACCCGATAACGTACAGATTACACAACAAACTACTTATGGTGGTTATACAACACAACCTATTCAAATTGGTAACGCTGTATTATTTTTACAAAGACAAAGAAAAAAGATTAGAGAATTTTCTTACAGATTTGAAGATGATGCATATCTTGCACCAGACATGACATTACTTGCTGAACATATTACAGGTAATGGAATTGTTGATGTTGATTATGCACAAGAACCAGAAAGTATTTATTGGGCAGTAAGAGAAGATGGTACATTGTTAGGTATGACATATCAAAGAGAAGAAGATGTTATTGCTTGGCATAGACATATTATTGGTGGTTCATTTAAACAAACTTTTAATGCTGCAACTGCTGTAACATCTAAAACAACTGATCCTCTTTTTAATGGTTTTATTACAATATCTGGTCATGGTTTTGTTACAGGAGATAAAGTTTTATATAGTTCAAACGGTGGTACTAAAATTGGTGGCTTACAAGATAATAGTTATTATTATGTTATAGCAAAAGACGCTAACAATATTGAATTTGCAGAAACATATCAACAAGCAAAAGACAGAACTGTAATACAAATAAGTGCTGGTGTTGGTACACAAAACATACAATCACAAGCTAAAGTAAAATCTATTTGTACTATTTCAGAAGAATTAGAAAACCAAACATGGATTATTGTTGAAAGAAAAGTAAATGGTAGCATAGTAAAATATGTTGAATATTTAGATAAAACTGTAAATATGGATAGTTGTTTATCTACAACTGTAAATGCTAGTAGTACAACAATAACAGGATTAAATCATTTAGAAGGTGAAAGTGTACAAATACTTATTGGTGATGCTGTATATCCAAATCAAATAGTATCAAGTGGATCAATATCTGTTAGTTTATCACCAAATACAGGTTATAAATCATTAGAAGTTGGTCTTGGTTTTGTATCTCAATTAAAAACTATGCGAGTAGAAGCTGGTGCTGCTGCTGGTACTGCACAAGGTAGAAAAAAAAGATATAATGAAGTTATGGTAAGATTACATGAAACAGTAGGAATTAATATAAATGGAGATCAATTACCATTTAGAACGTCATCTACTCCAATGGGTCAAAATATTAAAGAATTTACTGGAGATAAAAGAGTAATTAATTTAGGATGGGATAGAGATGGACAAATAATTATAAAACAAGAACAACCATTACCTATGACTATTTTAGGAATAACAGGAACATTAGTAACAAGTGATTAAGGATTAAATTATGGCATGGCAAGTATTAGCCGCAATGGCGGCAAGCACAGCAGTTACGTTGATGGGTCAACGTCAACAAATGAAAACTATGAAAGCAAATGCTGCTTGGCAAAACTATGAAAATGAACTTTCATTTCAATACGAAAAACAAAAAACATTAAAAGCACAAAGTAAATTAATGAGCAAACAAAGAGCAACCATAGGTGCATCTGGCGCACAATTTACTGGTTCTCCTTTAATTGTAGCTAATTCAGATTTTGAAGAATTTGAAAGTGATTTGTGGTATATGGAAAAAAGATTTTTTGTTCAAAATGCAGCAAGAGATGCTGAACTAACAGGATTACTTACAGCCCAAAAATACAAAATGGGTCAAACATTATTGTCTGGCGCAAGTAGTGCAACTAATTATAAATATAATAATAAAGCTGCAAATACTACAGGAACTACAGGATAATGATATATTTAATTAAAGTCTGGGATGGTATGGAAAAAATATTTGAAGGATTTTCAAGAACAGAACCTTCTACTAGAGAATTTAGTGCATGGACAGATAAAACAAATGAAGAAGGAACAACAATGAAGGTAAATTTTACACCTGCTAGATATAGGATTACATATGAAACTGCCTAGATATAAAAGTGATAATTCATCTGGTGTTGTTTCTAGTAATAGATCATTAACAACTGGTACTCAAACTGGTGGTTCTATTGCTGATATAGGTGCATTAGCTTTAAGTAAAGTTGCTGAATATGGTGCAATGAAAAATAACCATGAAGCTAAATTAAGAAGATTAGATATTAATACTAATAAATCTTTATCAGACAGTATGATGTTTGGTAAAGTTTCTGAATTTGAAAATAGTTTACAAACTAGAGAAGATTTTTTAACTCCAGAAAATTGGTTATTAGATTTTGATAAACAATCAAAAGGATGGGAAAAAGAATTTAAAACAGGTTTAGATGAGCAAACTTGGACAGAGTATCAACCTTTATACTATCAAAAGTTTTTTGAAAGTAAAAACAAAGTTGTTAAAGCAGTAAATAATCAAAAGTTAAAAAATGCAGGTCATGCTTTTAATGAATCACTTAATACTTATAATAAAACATTAGAAAATGCTACGTCATTAAGAGAGATGGAAACAGCATATCAATTATATACTGATATACATTTAGCAGATAATGTTAAAACTAATTTATTTGATACTGATAAATTTAACAAAGTTAAAGAAGAAACTAAACAATATACAAATATAAAATATAGTATGTTTCAAGCTACAGAAGGTTTAAATATTAAATCACCAAATGGTAGTCAAGAAATAGATTGGAATAGTGTTACATCAAGATTAAAAAATAAAAACTTTAAAATGGTAGACATTGAAGGCAATGAAGTTACTGTAGATGATGATTTAAGACAAGGTTTAATTAAAGAAGCTACTGAATTATTTAATACTCAAAATGGATTACATACAAAACAAAAAGAAGAAAATGATAAATCAGATAAAAAAGATTTTACTAACAGAATAATTAGTCTTGAAACTGGATCAGCAGAAGGTGCAGAGGGTGCTAAAAACTTTATGGCTGATTTAGAAAAATCTAATTTAGAACCTGCAATGAAATTAACTTTAAGAACTGCATACAATGCTTCTTTAAATAATATGAAAAATGGTAAAAATAGTTGGAATTCTGTACAAGGAAAACAAGCATTAAGTTTAGTGACTTATATGGTAGGTTCTGGTGCAATGGACACAGAAGCAGAAAGACAAGTTATTTTTGATTTAATGGCTAATGGATTATTAAAACCAGAAACTGCATTAAGTTTATATGATAAAAGTATTTCATTAACTAAAAATAGAAATGTATTTAAAAAAGATTTAACTACAAGAGCAACTTCTATGCTTATGAAAGAAATAGGCGCAGGTGAAGGTATTTTAAGTTTATTAGATAATATACAAAATGTACCAGCAGAACAAAGAACAGCAATGCTAACTCAAGCATTAAGTAGTGGTAGAATGACACAAGAAGCATATAACGCTATGAATAATATGTTTAGCTTACTTGCTCAAGGTGAAAGAAAAGGATTTACATATGAAAATATGTTGGTCAATCAAAGACACCCTAATTACATTTTAAATGATTTAATTTCAACATACAAAGGTTCTATGAATGACGCTAGATTACAAGAATTACAAACTAGAATTGATGGAATACAAGGCACAACAGCAACAGATAAAACTTTCTATATTATGCCTACAGAATATTTTACAAAGAAAACACCTTCTAATGCTAATATGGTTGTACCTCAAAGACTTGAAGGAGAGGGTGTATTAGAATACGTTAAACGTGCTAAAAAATTAATTAAAAGAAATGATAACTTACCAAGTGTTATAACAGGTGATAATATAGAAACATTAGATATATCAGATTTGTTTATAATGCCAGACTTTGAATAAATATGAAAATAACAGCTTTACAATTATCACAAGCTGGTTTTGATAACGACACAATTAAGTCGTATGTTGATAACCAATTACCTTTACTAGAAAAAGCAGGATTTAGTAAAAACGAAATATATAAATCTTACGGTATTACAAAAGTACAAGATACTCCTTTACATGATTTTGATATGCAGGAAGATACTACTGCTATTACAGATAACAGTATGACATTAGGCAAAAAGTCTAGCTTAATGATAAGTCAAGATAAAGAAAATGCTGACACTATTAACAGTAGCAAAACAAGTGATGCAAAATACAATCTTAAAAATACTACATTTGATTTACTTAAAAACGAAGATCAAGCTAAAATTGTAGATAAAATTGGTGAAGCATACAAATTATTTAAAGAAGATGATGAAGGTAGAGTTGGTTTTATAGATAATTGGATGGAAAATTACTATCCAAATATTGCCTATGAAAAGAAAAACTTTATGAATAATCCAGATTTAAGTTTAGCTGAAAGCGCATTAAATGATGAGCAAGTTAAAATGGTAGATGGTTTAACAGCTAAAGATAAAATATCTGGTAATTTAGGTTTTATTGAAGAAGAAGGCAGATATGTATTTGATAAAAATTTTGTAGAAGCTGAAAAAGAAAGAAAATTTAATGAAAAAATAAATGTATTACATACACCTTTCTCTACAGGTCAAAACTTTTTATCATTATTAGAGTACACAAAACAAAATTATGGATTTAATGATATGCAAAATATGTATCTTAATGAATTTATGTCATTTGTTTCAGCATTAGAAAGTGATAATAAAAATATTTATAATGCAGATGGTAGTGCAGCAGGTTTATTTCAATTTAGAAAATCTGGTTTTAGAACTGCAATAAATAGATTTAATAACATTATGACTAGAATGAACCCTAATTACCAATTACCTAATTGGGTTCAAGATGCATTAGTACACCAAGACCCTACAAGATTATCACCAGATGAACAAAAATCATTAGCATTAGCTAACTTTTTAGAAATGCCTGCAAGTAAAAGATTAAATCGTGATGGTTCAGATGCTTTAATAAAAGCAATTGCTAACGGTGATGTTGATGCAATGAAAGAATTGTACATAAAATATCATCATGCTGATTACGAATTATCATTAGAAGATACAGCAGAAGGTGATGAAAGATACAATCTTGTAGATAATCAAGCATTAAGAGATAGAACAGATAAATATTTTTCTAAATTTGGTACTGATAATTATGAATATCAAACAGCCCAATTAGCTTATTGGGGTAACGATAATATAGTTACTAAAGCATTAGAAGCTTTACCTGCTAATGCAGGAGATAAATTATTAAATGCTTTTGGTGGTAAAGGTTATTACAACGTATTTACAAATGGATATGAAATGTCTGTATCTGGTGTAATGGACAGATATTACCAAGTATTTATTGATGATCCTAATGCTGATCCATATGAAGCAATACAAAAAGTATTTATGTATCAAGATCAAAGATTTGATAAAGATATTATTTCGGCTGCTACAACATTAATTAATGATTTACCTTATATGGCAGCAGGTTGTTTTGCTGCAGCAGGCACAGCATTAGTTGGTAGTCTAGGTACTTCTGCACCTGCTACACCTGTTATATGTGGTGCTGGTGGTTTTGCATTACCAGAAGTTATGAGATCATCATATATGAGAGCAATAGAAGAAAATTACGTTGGATCATTTCCAGAATTTTTAAGTCATTACATGGATAAAAAAACAGCAGTAGTTGCTGGTAAATCAGCAGTTATTGGTGGTGCTACATTTGGTGTTGGTGCTAAAGTAAAAGCACTTACAGGAAGTACAACTGCTAGACTAGCATCAGAAATAGGTGTTATGACCACTCTAGGGGCGGCTATGGAAGGCCACGTAC